CGGGGGCTTTTTTCGCCTCAAGACAATGCAAAAGATCAAAGATTTCGAGACCTTCGCCGCCGGGTACTTCCTCGGACTCGGCATTAAGAAGCCGACCGCAGAGGACATCTGCAGGCTCAGCGTTGAGTGCAGAGCGTTCGCCGCTGCGCTCAGCTTCTACATGTTCACAGACCCCTACGTGCTGTCGAAACTGCGAACGCCTGAGAAATACGAAGCGGTCGCGAAAAACATCGAGCGCTTCATCCAGGCACTTCCGTAAAAGGCTACGAGGGCAAACGGCGTGACGCAGATATGCACCGGTCTGGGCGACTAGTCCCAGATTCCAAAGCCGGGGCATCTGCAGACGAGAGGCTTTTGCGTTCACCCCGGCTCCCTCACTCACCAACCAGAAGGCATTCACGTGCCGCCGGCCACCTCGCGTGGCGTTCTCCTTCGGCGACATCTGAATGCCTTTTTTCATTTTTCGGAGGCGTCATGAAGCGCTTTATTACTTACCTCGACGGTCTCGCACGTCGCACTTACTTCGGCACGGACGGTACCGAGCCTCAGCGCTCTGGCGTACTCGGGTACTTCATCGAGGGCCTCGAAGGCCTGCTCGGATTCTTCGGTCTGGTGATCTTGCCGGCCATGGCGGCTGCCACCCTCTGCCACTTCATCTTTGACTAGGAGGCTCGCATGAGCAACGGTTTCTACTTCGGTATGGGCGGCGTCCCGTCCGTGTATGACGAGTATCCCGACGAGCAGCCGATCCTCATTGACGGGTACGAGCTCGATCTCGACACGCTTACAGCTGGAGGCGAGCTCGTCACGATCGAAGAGTTCACCGAAGCAGCCAACGACGCGGGGCTCGACAAGGACATCATGGAGGACTGCCTCGAGGAGCTTCGCGTGCTCTGGCAGGAGCGCGAGGAGGAGGAAGCAGCATGAGCTTCTCCGACCCGGTCCACATCATTGACCACATTCCAAGGGACTTCGACATGAAACGAATTACTCGAAAGCGACCGCTCGAGCAGCGGCGCGCAGCAAAGCAGGCTCGGCAGAACGTCGAGCCTTTTTCATGCGAGCGCCCTGGACGCGTCTGGACGCTCATCACTTTCATCGGCGCACTGGCAATCGTCGCCGGAGCGCTCATCACTGGATCATGGAGCAACGAATGAAAACTTTGACTGACATTGCGCGCGGCATCGCGCACCAAGCGGAGCAGACGCCAAACGCCGACATCGACGAGCTCTGCAAGAGCTATGTCACAAACTGGCAAGAAGAAGTGCTTGCGGCGTATCTCGCAAATCCCGAAGCTTCACTTGAGCTCATTGGGGCGCTCACGAGACTGAAGAACGCAAGCTCGGCAAGAGAGGTCGCAAAGAGCATCGGCACCATCACCGACGAGCTCGATGACGCGCTCTTCGACGCGACGGAGATGATCGCGTATCGCGTCGACTGCATCCTCGACCCTGAGCCGGGCTTCGAATGCCCAGAGGAGTAAGCATGACGATCACTTCACTTGAGCCGCTCGAGCTACCGATGCCCGAGCCAGAGGACGAGGTCGACTTCGACCCGTACCCAGAGTTCGCCAGCCGCGACGAGTTCGAGCGCGCGCAATGGTTCGGCGATCGGGCAAAGCGTCCCGAGCCGATCTTCGACAAAACGCTCGAAGACTTCTACGCCATCGGCGACGACGGCGAAATCCCTTTCTAAGGAAACACAATGAGCTATGCATGCCTTGTCCTCGGGGAATCTGGCACGGGCAAAACCTGTTCACTCCGCAACCTCGACCCAAAAAACACACTTTTGATCCAGCCGGTGCGCAAGCCGCTCCCCTTCCGCTCCACTGGGTGGAAGGAGATCAAGCAGAAGGGCGATGGGAACAACATCCTCGTCTGCTCGAACCCGCAGGCAATCATCAATTGCATGCACGCGAGCCCGTTCGACGTGATCGTCGTGGACGACTGGCAGTACATCCTCGCATCGATGTACATGGCTGCACGCAACGTGAAGGGGTTCGACAAGTTCACAGAGATCGGCGGGGCCGGATTCGACATTGCCAAGGCCGCCTCCGAGCTCGGTGAAAACAAGCGCGTCTACGTCCTCGCTCACACGACCTCTGATGAGTTCGGCAACACCCGTATCAAGACATTGGGGAAATTATTAGACGACAAGATCGTTGTCGAGGGCATGTTCACCACAGTCCTTCGGACGCACGTCGAGAACGGACGCTATCTCTTCTCAACTCAGAACTCAGGCTCTGACACAGTCAAATCGCCGATGGGAATGTTCTCGGAGCAGTACATAGAGAACGACCTCGCGGCAATCGACCGCGTCATCTGCGACTACTACGGCATTACTAACGAAAAGGAAAACGAAGAATGATCACTACCTTCACCATGAACCGCAAGTCCGCGGAAAAGGTTGCCGGCTTCAACGGCATCGACAAGTCCGGCAAGTACGTCGGCACCCTCACACAGGTCGAAGTCGCCGAAAGCAAGGCGGGCGCGACTTACGTCGAGTTCGCCTTCAAGGCGCTTCGCTGGACCGAGTGCGGAGAGACCGCCGAAGAGCGTGGCGAGAAGATGGCCTTTATCCGCCTCTTTGTCTCCTCTCGCAACGGCGACCGGACCTTCGGGGCCGACATCATGGACGCGCTGCTTGCCGTGCTCAAGCTCGATAAGGTTGAGGCTACGCAAGCGCAGGTCTTTAACCGCGACGGCACGAAGCGACCGGGCTATCGCATCGGCGCGCTCGAGGGCCAGACCATCGGCCTGCTCCTCCAGCGCGAGAATCGCGAGTATGAGCACGAAGGCCAGATCAAGACGACCTACCAGATGAACATCATCACGCCGTTCCATCAAGTTACTGGACAGAACGCAAAGGAAGTCCTGAACAACCTCGAGGCCAAGGCGGTCGAGGCTAAGTTCAAGAACCTGAAGGACAAGGAAGCCAAGCCCGTCACGCCGTCGGCTCCGGTTGCGCACCCCTACGACGACGCTCCGCTTGACGACAACCCCTTTTGATCGTAGGAAACGAACCTTTACTCGTCGCACTGCCCGTCGCATTGCCTATTCAGTGTGCTACGACGGGCCTCCGTTGCCCAGGTGAAGGAAAGCCTACGACTACATGTAAACCCAAGCCCTCGGCACGGAGCTGGGGGCTTTTTGACAACGCGCCTCTGTTTCGTTCCTGCTTGCTATAATCCCTCTGCAAGCACATTGCTTACAGGAGGTTACATGCAAGCAAAAGACATTAAAAAACAAGCGGCTGCAAAAGCGAGGAGCGCGGCCCTAACGCCAGATCAAAGATCAAAAATCGCAGCTAAAGCGGCCCTTAAAAAGGCTGGGTATCCAAGTGCAGAATACGTCGGCACGCTCTCTTTAGGGGGCGCACAAATACCGTGTGCTGTCCTTGATAACGAAAAACGAGTTGTCTGGGAACGAGAAGTTGTTGGTCTTTTAACTGGCAACAAGAAGGGCGGCCTGGATCGATACCTCGCACCAACAAATTTGCAACCGTTCGTTCCTGAAAAATTCAAAAATGGGCTTGTTGCAGAAACGGCAATCGTCTTCGAAAAAGATGGGACAAAATGTCACGGTTTCGAGGCAGAAGATATCGTCCAACTTTGCAGAATGTATCTGTCAGCCCGGCGCGCAAATGCTTTACTTCCGAATCAACTCCACCTTGCCGCACAGGCAGAAATTATTATTTTAGCTTTAGCGGAAGTTGGGATAACTGCTCTAATCGACGAGGCAACTGGATACCAGTATGTCCGCAATAGGAATGCACTCAATGCCTTGCTTGATAAGTATCTGCTAAAAGAATATGCGGCTTGGGCAAAGAGATTCCCAGATGAGTTTTACCAACAGATTTATCGACTTCGAGGATGGACATACCCAAATGTATCAAAAAATCAGCATCCAAGCGTTGTTGGGAAATACACCATCGATATCGTGTACGACAGAATTGCCCCTGGGCTTGTTGAAGAACTCGAAAAGCGAAATCCAAAAACAGACACTGGTCGGCGTAAGACAAAACATCACCAATGGATGACTGACGATATAGGGCATCCAGCTCTATCAGCCCACATCCACGCAGTAATGGGATTAATGAGAGCGTCGGACAGCTGGACTCAATTCATTGCATTGCTAGATCGAGCCTACCCCAAAAAAGGTTCTCAAATTCCACTACTTACTTGCTGAGTTCTAATTTTCTCAATCAGCCCTGCCCTAACCGGCGGGGCTTTTTCATAGGTACCCAAAATGAAACTCTACGAAATCGCCCCGGCGCTACGCTTTGCGCTGGATGACATCGTCGTCGACGAGGAGACTGGGGAAATCCTCAATGCGGACGCGCTCCACGCCGTCGAAGCAGAAGCCGCTGAGAAGATCGAAGCCACCGCGCTCTACCTCCGCGAGCTCGATGCCGAAGCCAAAGCCGCCAAGGACGAAGCCGACCGCATGATCGCCCGCGTCAAGTCGATGCAGAAGCGCTCCGACTACCTCAAGGCAATGCTCCTCGATGCCCTGCACGCGACCGGGAATGTCAAGACCGCACGCGTGACCGTCTCGATCCGCACGACGCAGGCCGTCGAAGTCTCCGAAGGCGCAAACCTGCCCGAGGCCTACACGACCGTCAAGACGACCGTCAGCCCCAACAAGATCGCCATCAAGCAGGCACTGCTCGACGGCGTCGAGGTCTCCGGTTGCCACTTGGAGGCACGCGAGAGCGTGAGCATTAGATGAGAAATGGGGGATACATCGGAGTGAGAGCAGACAAAGCCCTCGAACTCCTCGGCGAGAAAGGCCCGATGCGCATGTTGGCGCTGCTCTGCGCGTTGGGCCTGCGTCCGCAATGCTCGTCATTCAAGACCACCGTGTGGAAGCTTGTCGACGCGGGGATTTTGTCCGTCACGGACGATCATGACACGCTCGTGAGCCTGACTGACCAGAAGTACGCAGAGCCCGCCGCGGCCCGCGACGAGTACCGTGCGTACAACTCCGAGAAGAAAGCCGAGAAGAAGACCGAGGCCAAGGCCGTGATAACTCCCCCGGTCAAGCGCTCAATGATCGAGGACATCGCCTTCGGAATGGCAGAACAAGGAAGAAAAGAATGAGAGTTAAGATCAAGCGTCTGCACCCGGACGCGAAGATGCCGACGCAAGGAACGGCAGGAGCGGCAGGGTTCGACCTGTACGCCATTGAGGACACGGCACTCGAGAACGGAATGCCTGCGAAGGTTCGTACCGGCCTCGCCTTCGAGGTCCCCGCGGGGTACTGCATGGTGGTCTACAGCCGATCCTCGTCCGCCCTGAAAGGCCTTGTCCTGACGCCACTCATTGTGGACAGCGACTACCGCGGCGAAGTCTTCGTCCTCGCCCGGCACATCGTCTTCGGCGAGCCGCACTATCAGATCCACAAGGGCGACCGCATCGCTCAAGTGAAGGTCGAAAAGCTCGACGACACCACGTTCGAATGGGCCGACGAGCTGAGCGAGACCGAGCGAGGCGCGGGCGGCTATGGATCTACAGGAGATTAAGGAATGACGATCAGTGAACTAATCGAACTTCTTCAGGAGATTATGGAAAAGGAAGGCGACATCGTGGTGCAGTACGTGCGCAACGACAACGGCGACCCCCTGCACGGTGAGAAACGTGTCTATGGCCTCGAAGTTCGGCCTACCCCCTACGGCAAGGTCGTCGTGATCTGGTAAGGAGGACGAATGAAATACAGACTCAAAGACCGTGGGCTTCAGAAAAAGCTCGACGAGATCAGCAAAGGCGACTTGTCGGATGCTCTCGAAGTTTGCTCAGCCGCGGTTGCGTCCGCCCTCAAAAGAGGAAAGCAAACAACCATATGGTTCGGTGTTCAACCCCAGCTCTCGCTAGAGATAGCGTCCGACATGCTCGAAGAAGTGCGCGAGTACGACCCGCACGGATGGAACGACTTTCCCAGAAGTTGAACCGCCGGAGGGAGTCTTGATGCGGGTTGAATGCAACCAAATGAAAACATGTCTTGTTTTTGAAAACGGAAAATGGCGATACCCAAGTGGAGAGTCGTTTGAAAACTATGAGTTTGCGTTTCCTGTAAAACGCTTCCGCCCTTGGTGTGAGGACTACGAAGAATGATCGACGAAGAAAAACTGAAAGCCATCGCCTGGCATTACGGCCGGGACGTTCAAACAATCAAAGCCTGTGAAGAGTTTGGTGAAGCTGCGGCATCTGCATCTCGGCTCACCGTTGCGCGGGTAAATGAATCCCGTGCCTACGAGAGCATTGATGACGAGTGGAGAGAACGGGCTACCGAAAAGGTCGACAAGGCAGAGCACGATCTGGCTGAAGAGTGCGCAGACTGCCTCGTAATGATCAGTCAGCTTCGCCTGCTGATTCCCGGCTTCAGCGTCAAGGTCGACCGGGCAATGCACGAAAAGATCGAACGACAAATCAACCGAATCGAAAAGGAACAGCAATGCTGAACATCAACGAAGTGACCATTTGTGGCTGCCTTGGCCGCGAACCTGACCTCCGATATGGGACGAACAACCTCGCTTTCGTTTCCCTGGTCGTCGCCACAAACCGTAGAGTGAAAAACGCGGACGGTCAATACGAAAACGTCACAGACTGGAACACCGTCGTCGCATTTGGCAAGACTGCCGAGACAATTGCCGAGTATCTGCACAAGGGTTCGCCGATCTGGGTACGTGGCCGTCTTCAAACGAGAAAGTACAAAGACAAAAACGGCGCCGACCGATGGGTGACAGAAGTCATCTGCGAGCACTTTCAGTTCGTCCAGAGCGCGAAGGATCGTGGAGAACAGCGACAGGAAGAGCCGGCAAGGCGATCACGCGCACAAGAGCATACCCAGACCTATGACGACGGCGAAGTACCTTTCTAAGCCGGAAGAAGTGCAATGATAAACTTATGGAGTTGAGAAAAAGGTAATCCCAAACCATCCCAAAGGAACACTCAAAATGAAAAAGTTAGCCATCTTTATAGCCATCTCCACAGTCTTCATCGCTGGATGTTCAGACTCATCTGACAGACAAGAGCCTGCTACCGCTGAAAAGACCACACAAGTAGCTAAACAAGCAGCTACCCCCGTCGTTACTATCGACCTCACTCTTAAGGGGCTACAGGATCGATACAATCAGTTTGTTGAGGACTTCAACAAGTCTGGTGCGGGAGTTACCCTTAAACCGATGACTGAAATTACCGATATGCGTATCAGTAATGAAGCTCAGGCGCTTTATCAAGGATGCTCGACAAAAGGCCTTTGTCTTTCAGGGCTTTACGACACTGCTTCCGGAAAAATTATTTTGATTACAGTTCGCGCTAATGGCGGAGGCAAAGAAGACCAATCTGGACTCGTTGCGCTATCGCACTTAATTGTAGGCACTAGCGCTGCGACCCTTTCGGCTCCGAAGTTCAATAGCCTCTCTTCCCAGATCGCCACCCTCATCGACGGTAAAGGATTTTTTACGAAGACATTGACTGTCGATGGCTACCACTATGAATTCCGAAGAGATGAAGTATTTGGAAACGAGTTGACGGTCAAGAAGCTTCCATAAGCAGGTTAATGCTATTTTGACACGCGCCCTTGTTTCGGGTATCCTTCCCGTGTCGACACCGCAATGGTTCGACGCGGGATTGGCGTCCCGA